GGCATTCAGAGCGTAATTGCTCATGGCTATCTTCGGCTCATTTGCCGAAACCATGAAGGAAAGTTTGTATATGAATTAACACAGAAGGGCTACCGCTTTGGGCAACTACAAAAGGGTAGTATATTGCTTGTGCGCTCACAGGGTTCGAGGCTGATGGGCGGCTTTCATTCTGATTTCGATGCAAAGTAATGAAATTTTTTCCACAAAAGCAAGGAAAATCCCCAAAAGTTGTATCGGTGCAGAACGGACTCATAAATAACAACCCCCTCCTTTTCCTTGACTTCTCGTGCGTATTTCTCAAATTTTTCTTGCGTTATTCAAATTTTTGCGTACCTTTGCCCTCACAATCCGATAAGGAAAATGAGAAAAAGAGTATGATATTCAAACTGAACGAGGCGATTGCCCATGCCAAAGAGAAGGGTCTCGTTGGCAAAAAAGAACTCACAAGCCTTGCAGAGGTATTGTGGCCCGGAAGCAAAAAGCACTCCGCGTATGTGAATTTTCTGAACCTCAAAACAGGTCGCACCAAGAAGGTGGATATTGAGAATGTGCCCACCATCTGCCGAATCCTCGGTGTAAGTGCCGACTTCCTGTTTGGCCTGACGGATGTGCCGAACATCACTCCCAAGAAAGACGAAATAGCGGACAAGGCCCGCGAAATCATGAGCATAGTAAGTAACCTTTAACTTTTCTACAATGGACGAAAAAAGCAACCTTGGCGCATTCAACCTTGCGCCCGATGTGACTGCCGAACAGATGCAGGCGGTTTTCTTCGACCCTAACGCACTCCGCGTGCCCAATTTCCGCCTGTACCAACTGAACACCCGTGGTACTCGCTACTACTACACCCTTGACGATGAAGGTGTGCCCACCTTCTACCCATCCGTCACCACCATTTTGCACGAGGTCTCACCTCGTAATCCTTTCCTCGAAAAGTGGCGGGCCGAAATGGGCCTTGAAAAGGCCGAGGCTTACACGCAGGAGAGGGCCAACTATGGTACATTCATGCACGGACAGATTGAGAAACTCCTCGTAGCCCGTTCCTACGACCTTGACAACCTCAAAGCGGAACTATCCAAGTACATCGAGAGAGAGCAACTCCCCCTGTCCTTCGTGAACTACGCAGAGGACTTGAAGAAGGATATTATTGCTTTCGCGCAGTTTGTGATTGACTACGATATTCTTCCTCTGTGCATTGAGCAATCCTTGTACTCCAAGAAGGGCTACGCAGGCATGATAGACCTCGTTTGCAACATGAGGGTCTATACCAAGGACGAGGAGGCCAAGGCACGCGAAAAGAAGGGTGAGAAGTGGACGGACAAGGACGAGGAGAAGTACACCAAGCGCATTATTGCCATGGTGGACTTCAAGAGTGGCCGAAAGGGGTTCTACGAGAGCCATATCCACCAACTCTACCTCTACCGCGACATGTGGGCCGAGCACTATCCCGACCTGCCCATTCAGAGCGTGTTCAATTGGTCTCCGAAGGACTGGAGAAAAGCACCCGCCTACAACTTCGAGTGCCAAGACGAGGCGATAGACCCCCGTATCACAGCCTGCCTGTTGGAGCAATACAAACTCCGCAAGACCGAGACCAAATCCGTCACCCTCGTAAAGGGCCTTATTGACCTCTCTGAGGGACTTTCGGAGAACTACACTACTCTTACCTTGGAGGAGTTAGTAAAAGAACGCAGCAAGGCCGAAAACGAGGAAGTGGAACAGGACGAAAGCCCGCTTTTCCCCGAAGAAGAATAAGTTTCACCGAGGGATAGTGTAACAGGGGTTTGGCCACCCTAAACAACACGCTCGGATGACAACCGAGAAATGGCGTGAAAGCCGACCTCCCTCTTTTTATAACAAACTACTATGGCAGGAAGAATCCAATTTTTTTCTTATATTTGTAGAGGGGATAGGTGGGAGTAATTACCCTATCCGAAAGCGGGTTGCGACATTCCCGTTTCCCCTCTTTACAAATGTCGCTCTAAAAATTGTCGCAAATATGGAAAAAGAAATTTGGAAACCCGTAAAGGGTTATGAGGGACTTTATGAAGTAAGCAACCTCGGGAGGGTGAGAAGCCTACCAAGAACAGAAGTGTGCGGCTCTTTAATTAGAAGGAGGCGTGGGACAGAATTGAGGCCATCTGTGAGGAATGGATATATGAGGGTTACTCTGAGCAAAAATGGAGCACACAATCGGACATTCATCCATAGGCTCGTTGCAACAGCCTTCATTCCAAACACCGAATCGCTGCCATTCATAAACCACAAGGACGAGAATCCTTCCAATAATTCAGCCGAAAACTTAGAGTGGTGTGACGGGTTCTATAATATGAATTATGGGACATGCAAGATAAGACAAGCACTTCACAACCCGAGAAGAAAACCTGTTTTCCAATACTCGTTAGATGGAGTTTTTATAGCGGAATATAGTTCTTCAAGACAAGCGGGACTTGCCCTTGGGGTGTGTCAAGCAGGCATATCCGCTTGTTGCAACGGAAAGGCAAAAACCGCATATGGTTACAAATGGTATCATAAAAAGCAAGAAATAGTATGAACGGTAGAATTAAGCAAGAAACAAAACCCCGCCTCCCATTCCCTATTATTGGGAAAATTAAGTGTGGCGAAAAGAATGAACGTGGCATCCCTCGCTCGTTGGACTACTTCGTAGCATCATCAAACTATGCCCCCCTGTTCACGCAGGCTTACGGGGAGAAACCTTCCACCATTCAGATTGTTTTCCCCTCTGACGATGCGGAACTCGTTTGCAGGGAGGAATACGTTCTGAGGGACGGACAGGGCAAACTCGTAGCCACGGGGGACGGAGAGACCTTCAAAACGTGGTCGGAGAAGGCAAAGAAGTATATCATCGTCACCACCACCGAGCAACCCGACATCATGGCTATGTTGGAGAAACACTATAAGCAAGAGTGGAAAATCACACTGACCTTGGTGTTCATTCTCCCCCTTGTTAGAGGCATTATGGGTTGTTGGCAGTTCCAAACCAAAGGTTCAGCCTCCACCATTCCGCAGGTGCGGGATGCCTTTGATGCTATGCTTGAAACCAACGGCAAGGCCGCAGGGGTTATCTTCGACCTCTCTGTCAAGATGCACGTGTCGCAGAAACCAAACGAGAAATCCCGTTACCCCGTGGTGACGCTCGTACCCAATGAAAGCCTTGAGAATTTGCAGAAGGTACACGAGGCAAGGAAGCCTATCGCGCTTATCGAAAGTCCTGAAAATGCAAAAAAGTAAAATTTTTCTTGCTTTTCTCGAAAGTTATACTTACCTTTGCCTTAGGAAAAACAAAAGAAACAGAACAATGGAAAAAGAACTTAAAGAACTGCTTAAAAAAGTAGAGGCCGTAAGAGGGCCGCTCTGCGAAAGAGCGAGTGCTCTGAGGCAGAACATTATGTGTGCCTCCGCTGCCGAATGGATTAAGGGAGAAACCCCACGATGCAAGAGGGAACTCGCCATGAGCCGTGACTGCTCCTCTCTGAGGGAAGTGAGGGACGCTATCAACACCATCTTCGACAATCGCCACCTGCTTGACGAAGTGCTTTCGGCAGGGACACTTGAGAATTTTTTCAAGAAATACAACTATGAGTAAATCAAAAACCTACAAAGAAAAGAGGGAAAAATATATCTCCGCTCGCAGAGCCTACGCCAAAGGACAGATAGAGGCCCTTGGCTACCATGTGGAGGAGGAGGATAAATACACCTTGTCTCTCATGTTCCACTGCCACACAATCCGCTTTTTTCCATATACAGGAGCGATTGTCGGACACGGTATCGTACAAGGCAAGAGGGGGCTGAGAACCCTGCTTGAAATCCTTAAAACAAAAGGCGAGAGCAATTCCGTGCAGAAATGAAACGATACGTTGACGAGGAATTATAGCCAAGGAAACCATCCCCTACAAAAACTACGGAGAGCAAACAAAAGAACACGTAAACTGTAATTCAAAATGAAAATAAGTGAACTTAAAAACCTCAAAGTGGAGGAGGAAATTAAACGTCTGCGGGATATGATGAACGAAATTAACAACATTGGGAAATGACAATCACCGTAATATATTTCAAAGACGAGGGGTTTACCCATGTTAAAGTCGGATATCTATATCCGAACTCCAACCACCTAAATTATAATTCAAAATAGTATGTTACAACTAATTATCGTAAGCGTTATTGTCTCTATATTCACGTTCATCTGCGTTTTCTTCTGTGGCGCATATTGTCACGCTGTGAAAAAAGAAGGTGACGGGTTGTCCAAGAGCGATGCCGTTTGGCTTTTTTTCGTTACTGCGATTTGCATCTTCATGAGTGCCCTTTGTTGGGTGGGGACGGGAAAGGCAAGAGTGAAAACAAGGGAACTCCCCACCATCGAGCGCAAGGTTACACAGAGGGAACAAGAGGGAGAAATCAAATCTGATACGCTGTATATTTTTAAGTTCAGATAATATGGATTATAAGTTTCTCGAAGAAATAATGCTCCGTTGGAATAACAGCGAACTAAGGAAAGAGGGAGGGGTTTGGCTTGCGTGTACCGAGTGGCTTGTCGGAACTTTTGCGGGCCGTTCTTTTGAGGGGAAAACAAAACGCCAAGCACTAAGGAGAATGTGTGAGTATTTCGACAAGACATGTGGCTCGTTCACCATGGTAGGGCAAACACTCGAAAGAATGCAGTGGCCCGACTTGGATATGATATACCAAAAACTATTTGTAGAGGGAGAATAACATGGAAACAAACGACCTTATTTGTGTTCTGGCTGGCGAATACGGGCCTTTGTTCGACACCATTGAAATGTGGTGCTGCATACAGAGCCTCGGCATAAAGCCGTACCGTAACAATGCGGAGATGTGGTGCTTTCGATATGGTAGCATATATGGGAGTGGGGAAACAATCGATGAAGCCGCACGCGATTTTTATAGACACATAGTAAACGGATAATATGAAAGCAAACGAACTGATGCTGGGTGACTATATCACCTTCAAAGATAGTGTCGAAACGGACAAAACACCATTGCCCATAAAAGTAATCGGCATTGGGTATGTCGGAAGGGGCATAGAGAATGAGGCCCTTGTCGAAATCGATGGAGACAAAACATGTGACATTATCGAAATTAACGATGAATGCGTAGGCATCCCGCTCACGGGAGAAATCCTCAGAAGCAACGGGTTTGGCTACGTGGAGAGTGATGGCGAACTCTTGCATTACTACCCCGGAGAGCCTCACTACTGCGCTGACGTGGACTTCCACATTGGGACGGATAGAAAGGGGCATTTTTGGCTCAACTATCACGGCAATAGCATCTATGGGCTTAGATGCGTCCATGAACTTCAACACGCTCTACGGCTCTTTGGCAAAGAAGGAGAAATCAAACTGTGGGGTTACACAAACGAAACCGAGTCCAAAGAGAGACGGGCTTATAGGGAGAAATGCAAGCACCTCTCGGAGTATGAGGATATTTGCTACCTCTACACGCACCATGGGCCGAATGGTGGTATAACAATGAGGTGCGTGGCATCGGCCAACTGCCCGCGAATGAAACGATACGACAAACTGCACGAACAATGGGCAATAAACAAACGTGTCTCGCAAGAGAAATCCAAGAGAAATTAAAAGCCTTACGAACAGAGCAAATCCGGGTCTTTGTTGGGGGAGTCTTCCCCACACCGAGAGAGTTTGAGAGGCTTTACGCGCAAGAGCCGATACCAATTCTTCCCGGGGTTGGCGGCCCAAGCCCACAGAGTATCACGCACAATGGTGATGTCTATGTCCGCATGGATGTCGTGGAGCGGATTATCCGCAGCTCTTTCAGCCCAAAGGAGGCGTTAACTAAAATTCGTTCATTATGACAAGGAGAATTATGATTATCATTGATTGGTTCAAATGGAAGTGGTACACTTGGAGGTACGCTTTCTCCATTGAACGGGATGCCCGTGGAAAGTACATGGTGGTCTGCACAGACCGATGGAACAACCAAACCTTCAACGCATCGGGAAGGCTCTTATCAAAGGCCAATGCGGAGAATCTCATTGAGGGACTCCGCTCTTTCAAGACCTTCCGCGATAGCAAGACCGAAGAAGGGAGAGACTTCGACAATCCCGAAGTCAAGGCTTGGCTGAAACGCCAACGCAAAAAGGAGGTCTAATGGCTGACGATGTGGAGGGTTGGTACAGACATCTGTACGGAGAACCTAAAAGTTCAACTGAACCCCGACCCCAAGATAGTAGCCCAACTTCGGGCTGAAAGGCCCACCGAAGGGCTGAACCGCTCCGACACCCGCCTGCACACCGAAATTCAGTCTCTGTTTCTTAACAACGGGAACGGAGACTGAATTTGTTATTATCATGTGCTTGGGGAAAATGTAGATGGAATCCAACCGAGGAGAAACCCCACTCACCCACGCATGATAGGTGCTATCCTTGTATTCCACCTGCTCTCTTGGCATAGAGAGGGTGTCGTGGCGGACAAGGGTATTGACCGTTGAATCCCGAAAGAACAGGAGGGTGGGCAAAACAGGGATTTTCACCATCTCTCCCGTCAATTTCGGAAAACCCACAGAAACGGGCCTTAAACGCCTCGAAGTGTCCGAAACCCACAAGGTATCCCTCTTTGGCTCGAAGGTGTCTAAAATCGCCTTAAAATGGCCTTTGACGAGCAATCCTGAAGCAAGCGCACCAACAAGGAAGGCGGCAAGAACACTTGCCGCCCCCCAAATGAAAGATTTTGATTTACTCATTTTTTACCCGTGAGTTTGCGGATGCCCTTGCCGAACAGGTCAATAATCAACTGCACGAGGGCTCGCACTGCCTCCCAATCATACAGGCCGTTGGATGCCCCGCCCGCTATGAGGCCGAACACTGCGCCAATGGCGTAGTCCCAACCACCAAAACCGAAGGACAACTGCCCCGTCAGCACGAAAAGGAGAGAAACAACCACGGAAAAAACCCAAGAAATGAGGTGGTTTACCCACGGAGTCTCAGTCTTGACAATCCGCTTGACGGCCTCCGTCAGAAGGAGGGTAGAGGCGATAACCGTAGGAACGGCTACGACCAACTGTTTGAGGAGTTCAATAATTGCGTCCATAACTACTTGTTATAATAGTGAAAGATTACGTTCTGAGTGAGAGAGCTATCGTTATCCAAGTGAATGAAGTTGCTCCCGACCCCGATGCGGCAGATGCCACACTCCAAGGCCGCCTTGATAATCTTATAGCGATTTCCGGAAGTGTTGCAACGGATGTCAACGGCCTTGCCCCTTGTGTGGGCGGAGTTGCCTGTTCTGCCCTTTGCCAAATCCCACTCCCGAGAGCGGTATGCACAATTCAGCACCAAGGGGATATTTGCTTTCTCCCTCACCTCGTCCAAGAGGGCAAGAAATGCTCCGTCCATATCTTCGAGCCTGCAAGGCGGTTGACACCTTGCAAACTCCTTTTCATCGAAATACACGCTCATTCTTTGACCTCCTCTTTTGCCCTGCAGATTTCACACTTGCGTTTTAGCCGTTCATCGTTTGCCTCCTCGACCGCACAATGGATAGATGCGTCTCTGAACCTATGCTGACACCGAGATGCCTGCGCAATGACATGAGACTTCTCTGCGCTGTCCTGCCGCTCCCTTGCGTATTCTGCATTTTTCTCTGCATAAAATTTCGTTTGCTCATCAATCATCTGAACAAACAGGTCATAAGGCGTCTTTCGCGTTTCAGCACGGGTTTTTAAGTACGCCCAAAGGCCCGTGCCGCCAAATACGGTGCCGACCACCGACAAAATCAAACTCAAAAGATTGTCCATAACTATGACGGATTATAAAGGATTTCAGAGCGCAACACCGTGGCCGCTGCCGCATCCCATTTATACAAAATATCAAATATCTGCCCGGCTGCGTTTGCACCGTCAAATCCGATAATAAACGCATTTGCACCGTCACACTGCAAGAACTTCGCGGTACTTGTTTGCATTGCGGTGGACGCCTTGTTTTTGAGGACGATTTGATTTGCGTTCTTGCCCGCCAAAAGTGCGCAAATCTGCGCCCTTGTAAGGGATGTTCCGCTTTCGTTAACAAACAAAGGCTCATTGTTTCCGCCCAAGCCGTTGTAGTTGAGGACTATCGGTTGCAACTCATTTATGACGGTTGCAAGGTCTTTCTCTCCATTGAGGTCTTCTGTTGCTTTCGTGCCGTCAAACCCTCCAATGCCGGGGATATAATGCTTTCCCTCATTCGTGATGCGGTGGGCGTCCTTTCGGGCACCATTATTCGTGCCTATTCCCACGGAATGAATTGCAAAGCTATCTACAACATTGAAAAAACCCTCTGCGTGGGAAGAGTCTGCTGACGCAACGGTAAAATTCCCTTCCGCATGAGATTTGTCGCCACTTGCAGAGGTATGACGCCCCTCGGCGTGGGAGTAATCCCCCTGAGCGGTAGTATTTGTACCCTCCGCATGAGATGCGTAACCCAATCCCTCGGCGTTTTCTCCCTCTGCGTGAGACAAAATACCGCTTGCGTTGCTCGGGTCAAGTCCATTAAACACTTCTGCCTTTTCGCCCTCTCCGGCTCTCATCGTTGGCACGCCAACTTTCAAGTCGCCACCACCAAGGACGCTCTCGCCGTTGATAGTTTTGAGTTGGTCAGTCAAAACGTAACTAAAATCGTAGTAGGAAATATCAAAAGCATCTCCCTCTTGATTCTGTAATATATACGCCCATAATGCGTTGTCATCCGCCCACGTAACCGCAAATACCAAATATGGCTGCTGGTCGGAAACTGCGAACATTAGCGGAAAATGATTGTCTCCTTCACGTAGATATATAGGCCGATTATCGCTAATTGCGATACGCGTCTCTTCTGCTCCCTTGTCTACCCTATATGGGTTTTCTGTCGAGCCGTCCCCCGTGAGAGTTATAACGAATGGCTTCACATAGCCTGCCTTTGAGTGGTCTCCCCAATCAAAAGCGGTTTGACCATTCGCTGCCTGCGTCCTTATCGTTTCCAATTCGGGGATAATGTCCTGCTTATCGGACTCCAGCTCGGAGATGACCGTGGCCAAGTCCTTGATATCATCCCCAACATTATCTTCCTTGCCCGTATACCCCCCAATCCCTTGGAAGTAGAACAGCGATGTCGGTTCATTTGACCCGGAATGCCCGCTATAATTCCTTGCAACCAACGCGAATGCATTTTTAGGGATTTCGTCTGTGCCTGCCCCAATAATGCGGTTGATTACCGCATAATTGTCTGTGCCTGCACCAAAACGTTGGTCAAGGTAGCAACTCCCGCCGATATGACATCCGTCAGTATAGGCAAGTCCCCTTCCTTTGATACCCTTATGGAAGGCTCCTTCGATATGCGCCCCATCCTTGTTCACATGTACCGTATTATGAGCACCTTCGATATGTATTCCCTGTCTGTTTGCGAGGGAATAATCGCTATCGTAATCGAGGCTTTTGTTGTTGTAGCCTTCTGCGTGGGATGCCGTTCCGCCACATTGCGATAGCTCTCCCTCCGCGTGACACGCCTCTCCGCCTGCGGTTGTGTTAGAGCCTTCCGCGTGGCTGGATGCCCCACCCGCGAATGTACCGGTGCCTTCCGCGTGGGACTTTGTTCCTCTCGCTCTTGTGGGGTTGTATGGAGAGTCACTAAAGTTGAAAATCTCCGAAAATTGCCCCTCCCCGGCCTTTATGGTCGGCAATCCCTCGTGGATGACAAGGTCGCCGGAGCCTAGCAGAGACTCCCCGTTGACGGTCTTGATGTTCGTCCCGGAGTCGAGGGTGTCCTGCTTTTTGTTGATATTGTCTTGCAGCGTCTCCTCTGCTGCCATTGCCCTTGTCTTCTCTCCCTCTATGGCTGCCGTGATGTCCTCCGCAATCTGACTGTCAAACGGCACGCCCAAAGGGTACATGTGCCACTCCGCACCGTAAGTTAGAAGGCTCAATTCCGTGACCTCAAAGCCCCCGGCATGCTGATATGTTCCGGGTTCGACCGCCAAGTATGCGACCCTTTGGTCGGTGACTTTTGGATTATCCGATGCCCTTAAAATTCCCGCAAGTTGATACCCTGCTCCAAGGCTTGATACCATTTCTCGAAGCACGGTGTTAAGTACCGTACCTGTGATTTTTTGGTATCTATTCTCATAGATATATTTATCTATAAGTTCAATTATGTTTTTATAATCCGCCATAATTTTATCGAAACAATATGTTATTATATTTTTTTTCACATCAAGTTATGATAGTTTTAATATCGTGTAATTGACCGTCCCATCATGGTACGAACAAGGTCTTTTAATTGTTCTTTTGTCATATCACCTATCTGTTATATTGTTATATGCTTTGCCAATTTTCTTGACAACGGTGTCCGTCTCAAAGGAGCAATCTATCTCCGCAACGTGGCCTCCGTCCAACCACTCGACATCCATTTCAAAGTGCTCAACCTTATACGAGCGGCCCAATTGGTCGGTGATTGTCACCACATCCGACAGACGGATAAGCCTCATGCAGTCGCACAGGTACTCGGGTACAATGGCCTTGAATTTATACACCTTCTCGCTTATCTGCTTAATCGGAAAGAAACGACCGTCCCTCTCCTCTCCGTCTTCGGTAAAGGAGTATTCGGGCATACCTATTGTGGTGTCAAGAAAAATTTGGTTTCCGTAAAGTTTGTCATTTATGCTTTGCTCGTAGGGTATTAAAGCTCCATCGCTTAACTCCAAGTTGTTTCCATCATACCATTGAATGCCAACAAATGATTGACGCAGGTCAGCGTGGGGTTCTGCGAAAAACACGTCAGAGAAAACGGAGTATTCGCTGTCCTCGTTGGTCTTAATGTCAAACCGCACGAAGTAGATGCCCTTTTCAAGACCGAGGTTGATATTGTCGGGTGCGGTATAGAACACGGTAGAGCAACCCTCGTTTTCTACCACCCCACAACACCCTTGAATGAGAGAGCCAACGGTGTCCTTGCCAAAGACTTCCTCGTCAGTGCAACAAACTTGAAAAACCGAAACCTTGTTAATTGTGAGGCCCGTACCATCCACGGAGAAGAAAAATGGCACGAGGTTTTTGCAACTTACCCTATGAGGGTACATTTCTCCGTAAGCATACCACTTGCGGAAATCCTGCTCAGCAAGACTTCCATAGAAAGGGATTGGGCTTAAATTATTGTTATTCAGTATCATATCTGACAATTTTTGGCGGAGTAACCCTTTCTCTGCCACGAAGATAACAAACTATTTGCTTTTTCACAATTTTTTTGCATAACTTATTCAAGGACTTCAATCCCTACGGTTATCTTATCGTCATTTTCAACGAGGCTAATATCCTTGGAATAGCCGATGTAAACCACCTCTCCAGCCTCGGCTGTGTACTGAACCTGCGAAGTGCCACTGACGAAAACAAGGGACTCTATACTGACCTGTGCACTACTAACAATGGGCTTGTGGGCCACATACCCCTTGTCGTGGCCATTCTCGGTACTCGCACTGAGGTTTATCCTCGCTCTGTCTTTGCAGGTCACACAGATGTAGCACCAATCATAGGCACTCGTATCGCCGTGGCCGTTGAGGACGAAATCCGCTCCATTGGAGCGCGCGCTGAAATCGTCAAGCGTCATAACCCCGATGCCCAAATTAACAAACTCGTCAAATTGGAGCGTTCCTGCCAATCTGGCAGAAAGCACCTTCACGAAGTAGTAGAAGCCAAGCGTAATAAGCCCGTTGGGAGCAACCGTCACAGAGTGAATCGCATCCGCGTTCTGAGGGGAAGGTGTGACGCTATCCATTCCGTAGTAGGTCACTTGCAGGTAGTTGTGCGGGTCTTTGTTCCGCGCCATGTAAATGTATGTGCCGGAAGGGCCGCTGCCCTGTACGAACACCTCAATGTCGGAGGCGTAGTCTCTCTCCCCTTCAAGGGTAATCTGAGACTTCGCCATAAGCGTGTCCGCGTTTATCTCCTGCTCTTTAATACGGCCGATGCCGACATTGGTCTTCACTGCCCCGATGTCCGCTATCTTGGCAATCGGCATAGGGAAGGTAATGGTCTGCTTGCGGTACTGTCTTACGCCTCGCACATCCAAGTACGCGCCGCCCGCCTTTGCCCGCCAACCACCAAGGTCGTAGTTCAAGTAGTTGGCCTCAGCGAATAAGAACGAACAACATCCGTTTTGAATGGCATACTTTGGTTTATCGCTTGCTATGCTGACCGTTGGAATTTCCGTGCCGCCCCGAGCGATGTTGCTCTCTATTAGCACATACAAATCGTCAGATACGGTGCTTGGACTTATAACAATAAAATCAATGTCTGCCATAAAGTTCGCCACATTGACCTTCTCCTTGGTATCCCCATCCACGAACTTGTCCTTAATGTCTATGGCCGCCCCGTTGAATTGCTCGGTGCATACGTCCCCCCACTCAAACTCGTAACGGACAGGGCAACGCTTTCTGTCGTACTCGACCTCGCTTGTCCCAAAGGCCCAAGACAGGCCGTTAGGCATATCCTTCATGGCCGTCACGTCAATGTCAGCCTTGGGCTTGCCCATGAGGTAAGAGTTGTTGTGTTTGAAGTAGGAAACGTGCTCAATTCTGAGTCGGTTATCATCGTCAATCCACCAATAACAACCATAGACGTTGCGGAGCATGTCGAAAATCTGTTTGAGGGTTATGTCCCCTCTCTGGGCGGCCTGCTCGTAGCGGGTTTTCTTGACGTTTGTTATAGGGGTGATATAGAGCCTCGCCCCACGGGAGCGGGGAGAAGGAATATAGGCACTCGGCATAGTCCTCAGAGAACTTGTAGTGTAGTCTTCTCTGAAAAACTCGTGGATAGCAAGGGTGGGGTCATAGGTAACTTCGGGGGCGACCTCAGCGAGGAGCACCTGTATGGCCGAATAGAGCGGGAAGGCATCTTTGAGCGTAAAGTGGTTCGCAAGGTTGTTGTCCATCCCATCATAAAGGTTGTTATTCCCAACAATCCAAAAGGACATCTGCGACCAAAGCGATGCGCCAATCGGATAAATCGCGCTATCTGCCGATATGTCGGACGGGACAACGTAATACTCTCCGTTTCCATCGTAATACTCGGTTGGCGTTGTGGTTTTCTCCGTAGAGGTTCGGATGTAGTTGTTCACATTCAGCCAAGCGGCACTTATCACATACCGATAGTTGCCACCGTTCTCGTAAATATCACTATTGAGCGTTGTTATATCCTTGGTCGTGTAACCGCCGATGGTCTTTTGCTCGTCACAAAGGAGGCGGGCAAAAATCGTCCTGTTGTTACTGCTTGTACTTCCACGGCTCATAGAATAAGGGCCATCCCCATCATCGTACCACTCGCTAACGACACCACTGCCAATTATGATGCCTTGGTTAATGGTGCAAGTATATTGCCCACTCCTGCCAGCATCGTACTTGGCGGAAACCCTACTGCCGTTGTAATAGAGAGCAAAACAAGCATTGCCCACCGGGTCTGTCGCGGCCCGAATGGTTCTGCTTGAATCTCCCACCTTGTAGTAAGTTGATACGGTTTCAGTCGAAGAACCACGGTAAGTTCCGTTAAAAGCGATAATTTCAGCGGAGTTTAGACATTCGTTAGGAATGTTGCTAATGGCAATTTCAACCGATGAATAGGAGTAAACACGGGCGAATGCAAGGGCTTCAAGTTGGGCCGCAGTTTTACTCTCGGCCTCATTGATAGTGTCGGCCTCAAACGACATGTTGCCAAAGAAGTTTGTAAGACGCTTGTCCCCAAACATGTATAGTTGAAGTACGGGCCGCTTGACGAGGAGCAAACTCTCAATCTTCGGAGCAAGTTTCACGAGGTTGTACTTGTTATCCAAGCCTGCCATGATTTTCTCGTAGCGGTCAGTGGTGGAGAGTTTCACCTCGCAGGTCTTATCATCGTAGTTCAGCACACAATCTGGCTTAATGAATTTGCCCTCTCCTATGAGAGTGTCGCCACGGAGCACAGAAATGGTGAACTCCACCTCGTCACTACAAGTGTCGATGAGGTCGAAATCCGCCCCCGAGAAGATAATCTTGCCATCTATCTTGGTGCGATAGAAGATTTGATTGTCCGCTTGGGATATTTTGAGTTTCACATCATCCCCGAAAACGGGATGCACAGGGAGAACAACCGCCCTCCCTATGCTCAGTTTGATATTTACACTATCCATTTCTGATTATCCGTTTGTTATTGCCCTTGTATTCTATTCTCCCCCAAGGAGTAGAGACCACCCTAACCTTGTTCTGCTCAATGAGCGTCTCAATGCCTCGCTCGACCCCCGACAGGTCGGTGGACGCCCCATTGAAGGCCATCTCATAGTTGGCCTCCAGCCGCCCCGTGTCAAAAATGCCCGTATTGCCCGTTTTTAGGCCCATAGAGCGGCTTCCGACACTGCGGAGCATATCTTCTACTTTTGCGGAGAGAAAGGCCGAATTCGCCTTGTTTCCGGGGTTTTCTCCTATAACCGAGTTTACAAGTTCGGTGGAAGAAACATAATTCTTCTCGAATGTGCCGTTGTCGAGATTGTTTATGGTGTTCATAACCCTCTCAATGCCGTACTTCTGCACCTTTTCGGTGGAAGAAACATAATTCTTCTCGAATGTGCCGTTATTGAGGTTGTTTATGATGTTCATAACCCTCTCAATGCCGTACTTCTGCACCTTATCCTTGCGGACTACGCCAACAACTTCGCCCCTCTCAATCCTCCTGCGCCTTCCGTCCTTGGTGTGCCCGAAGTCCACATCGTTATGGGAGGCGTGAGAGCCGCCATAGTCAATGTACTCGGCCATACCATGTCCGTGGGTTTCGGTATTCGCCAACTGAGCGGCCTGTATCTTGGCGGCGAAGAAACTGCTCCACATGAGAGCCGTTGCGGCAATAGCCAACGCAGGGCCCGCAATCGGGATAGAGGAATAGCCACTCCAAAGGTTCGCGGTGGCCGTTACCAATGCGCCAATCTGCTGCGCAGTATTGATGCCCTCCTGTATCTTCTCCAATCGCTTTCTCTCGGCTATGGCCTGTCTCTCCATTTGCAGTTTCTCCTCATACTCCTTGCGGGCCAACTCCACATTGTTGGCATAGCCATTGGCTCTGGCCTGCATTTCGTAGTCCAAGGCAGTCTTGGCACTCTCGGTTTCCTTCTGAGCGGCCTCCACGGCAACCTCGGCCATTTCAATGCGCTTATCCATCCACTCGTCCATGTAGTCCATGGAGCGTTGCAGGGCCTCATTGACCGCATTTGCGAAGTCTTGGTATTCCTCCTTCACACGGAACATCCCCGTTTCGCTGTCCTTTTCTCCCGTCTTGTGGTTGAGGGCGAAACCCAACTCCACGAGGTTGCGGACACCACCTCTCTTGCGCCTGCCCCTCCTCTGGCTATTGCTTTCCTTGCCCGTGAGAGAGGCAACCTTCTCCACGACCTTTTGGTAGGTATCGGTGAGTTGCAGGCCCTCCTCCTCCAACTGACGCAAGAACTCCTCCCAATAGGACTTCTCGTTGGCAAGGAGTTGGCCGTTGAGTTTGTTTTTGAGGTCTATCTCGTCCTGTAAGGAGTGCTCCCTGTTTTTCAGAACAAGAAGGTCGTTGGCATACTCCATGCGGGCCTTCTTGTCAAGCCACTTGCGCTCCACCTCAATCTGTGAACCAATCCACTTGGCGTTCTCCTCATCCCAATCGGATTCTTCCTCAACCTCCACGGGCTTGAGGGTGACTTGGAGCATCCTCTGTCTTGCGTCAAGATAGTTTTGCTCCTCCGCAACCATAGCCAAAGCCAAGTTACTGAGTTCGGCTTTGATGGCGGCCACCTGCTCCTTGGTGAGTTGAAGTTCCTTGGTATTGTGCTTTGCAAGCATGTCCTCCAAAGCGGCCTGTTGCTCCATGCGCTTTTCCCTCTCCACCTTGAAATCATAATCCAAGAGAGCGAGCTGCTTTTGTATGCCATCCTCCATCCCGTCAATGATTGCTTTGAGGGCATCGTTGTAGTAGGAGGGTATTTCAAGAATGGAATCTTTTGCGCCCCTCCCGCCTTTTGTTATGGTTTCAAGCAACCCGTTTATTGGTATCTTCTTCTCCAAATCGGCAATCGCGGCCATAGCCTTGTCCGTCTCACCAAGGGCCATATTGAGGGTTTCAAGTGCTTTCGCCTCTTTTCGTCTCGCCTTCTCGGTCTGCTCTGCGTATTTGCCGTAAGCCTCCCCAAGGTTGGACATGCTCATAATGCGAGCCTCGGTAGCCTCTGCCGCCTCTCTTGCCGCCTTTGCGTTGTCATACGCAAGTTGCGCCTCGTCAATTTTGGCTTGGTTTTCAAGTATTTGCTGATAATACTTCACCATTTCGTTCATCATAGCGCGAGCAAGGGCGTGCTCTCTCACGCTTTCAGTGAGCCTGTCTATCGCCCCCTTGGCCTCGCCCGCAACAATCTGCTCCTCAGAATACAACCCAAGCGTCTCTCTGTATTCCTGCCTAAGCACGCGAGCCGCCATCACCCTATCATTCATAGAGCGGTTGTAGTCCTGCGTAACCTTTACCAAAAACTGCAACTTCGTAACCTCCTGCGCCTCATACTTCGATACTTCAAGGTAAGACTTTGCAAGCATTTCTTCAAGCGTAAGGGCCTTTTCGGTTTCCTTGTTGGCCTCCTCCTGCGCTTTCTTTTTATCATGGATTGCCTTTGCAATCTTCGGTAGGATAGTAAGGATGACAAGCAAAACGGTCTGCCAAGAAAGCACCGCCTTGAGAGTTGCGCCCACGGCTTTCGTGAAACCGCCCAACTCAGTCTGCGCCCGCTTGAAGTTATCCACGAAAATCGGGACGTTGTTGGATATGGCGATAAAGAACTGTTGCACGGAGTTCGCCAAGGTAGGCATTTCTCGCAGAACCTGCTGGGTTGCGATATTCAGACCATTCAGAGCCTTTCCATAGTCACCAACGGACAGGGTGCTCTTTCCCGTGGCCTCCTGCATGGCCTTCATCTCGTTCATTATGCGCAGGGCCTCAGCCTCCCACTCCTTCCCGACTGCGGTGTTGTTCCGCATTTCGGTACTCATGGCATTCAGAGCGGTCTTGAGGAGGTTGTACTGAGCGTAGAGTTGGTTGTACGAGCCCGCAAGGGCAGTGTTGGCTACCTGCCCGTTCTTGGAGACCTGCTGATGCTGTTTCTCCGTTGTTATAAGAGCGTTCAAATCCACTCCCGTTTTCTCCACGATGGGAGAGAGGGACGCATAGGCATTCGCAAGCGAAAGGAGTTCGGCCTTCTGCTTGCTATGGGACTTGCCCGCACTGTTGGTCGCAGAGGCATTGGCGTTCTGAGCCTTGGTAAGGTTCTTCACCTGCTCCTCCAAGCCTTTGACAACGGACTGCAACTGCTTTATCTCGGCAGAGTTTCCGCTTGTGCCCACCTTTGCCAAAGCGTCTTTCGCGAGGTCGGCCTGCGCCTTCAACCTATCAAGGGCCGAGGCGTATTCGTCCGTGGCGGTCTTAGCCTTGGCAAGACGCTCGTTTTGGGCTTTCTCCGTGTCAAGGAGAGCCCTCAATGTCTTTTGGTTCTCCTCGTACATCTTGCTCAGTTGGGTGTAAGACTCGTAGAGTTTATCCGCCTGCGCGGAATCGGTCTTGGTTGTGTCCCTCCCGCCCTTGGTCGCAGAAGAAACGCTCGCCAAAGCCTCCCCGAGGGCCTGCGCCTCAGACTTTACACTTCCGAGCATCCCTTTGAGTTGCTTTTCAACCCTCGTAATATCGCTTACGAGGCCCTCTATCCCCTGCTGAATATCAGGACTGAAAAGGTCAGAGTAACTAATCGGGTTTTCCATAACTATCTCTTTCTATTGTTTCTCAACTTCTTGGCCTCGTTGTACTGACGGGTCAGACGCTCAAAGGCCGTGTAAAACTCCATAGTGGTGAACTTCTTAATGCCACCACCAAACTCCTTTGCCATCAACAGGCACATGTCCTCGAACTGCTTGTCAAACCTCACCTCCTCGCTGTCCGCCCCCATGAATCCTTTGGGATTCTGCATGGAGAGGATTTTTCGGGTGACCTCCTCCAACTTGTCCGAGTTGTCCTCCTCCTTGACAATGGCCGTTATCTGCAATATGGCCCTTTGCCTCAGAAGGTCGGTATAGTTCTTTTGGGTGCTATCCTCAAACACATGGGGGAAGTATTGCAGGAGGTTCTCGTCAATGGCATCTCGCACTTTGGCGGCTATCTCGTCCAACTCTTTGAGGCTCGCCCCATTAACAACATCATAGAGCCTGTCGAGGCCATTGTCGGAAAAGTCCGTCCAATCCCGCCCATCCACGCTCTTGACGAGGCACAAGGTGGCCTTGTTATGAATGTCCTGCTCCGTTGCCACCACATAGAGGCATTGACGCAGGTTCAAAATTTCTTGGGTTGCCTTCTTGATGTCGGTTCTGATGAACTGCAAAATACGGCTTATGTGGCGGTCTATGTCGTTGATGTTGTCACCAATGCCGCCCTCGATGAGAACGAATTTCGAGTAGCGGTGAAACTGCACGACAGGCAAGTCTTCCACAGAATCGTAAAAGACAACACTATGATTATTAAGGCTTTTCGTAATCATTCCACAAACCTCCAAACATAGCCGCCCGCAGAGTTGAATCCGTAGATGCCACCCTTGGCAACCTTTGAAATGTTACTCGCCTGTATGCCTGTCTTTTCTTGCGCCTCATTAAGGCTACCATACCGCGCAACGAACTCGCCACTTTTTGTGTACTGCTCAACGGGCTTAAACTTTGCGAGGCGCATCCTTTCGACACGAGAGCCATAAGTGTTATTGTAGGCGGCAGTGCACCACTCCAAGTTCTCAACGCGATTATTCGCCTTATTCTCGTCTTTGTGGTTAATGTATTTGAGACCAAGCGGGTTTGGCAAGAAGTGTTCTGCCACCAACCTGTGAACCTTAATACGTTTGAGTTTTGCGTTTTTCCACAGGTTCACGCCCCAATACCCCCACTTGTCAATAGTAGGAACTAAGAGCATTTCGGGCTGATTCACAAGCGTCTTGTGCCCCTTTCCGCGCATGATGTCCTTTTCAAGAGCAAGAACCCTGCCCTTGTCGCTGATTTTGTAGATACCCTCGTACCCACAAATGTCTTTCCATAACTCTTTCATACCTTTTAATAGATTTAATCTATACAAAGATACGAAAGGTAAATATGAAAGGTAAATCTTTTTTACCATTTGTTACCACCTTAAAGTTGACGAAAATATAGGGACGAACAAGAGCCACCAATGAACAAATATAGACAGAAAAGCGCATATCCCCATTCCCAACCAAAAAGATTGGCAAAACTCACAAGTGAAGAGTTCATAGAGAAACTTGTTTGGAGCATTAACTTGCAACCATTCAAGTATCCCCCATTTTATAGCCAATGTCCGTAAAAATTTTACGGCACAAGCCACAAGAAAAACATAAATCGCAAATTCCATCATATATCGAAACTTTGATTAAATGCCAAACCGAAAGAGCCGTCCCTAAGAAACGCACCTATGTTTTCAAGGTCGTCAATAGGGTTAAAATCAGGTGTCACCACGGTTAAAGTGTCTGAATAATTCGCCTTAAATGCGAATGACATCGTGTTTCTGTCCGGTTGAGATAATCCGTGAAGCACCAAATCGCCCACGAAAAGAGAGCGAATGGGGATAGGAAAGTATTTGTCGCTTTCTCTCAATGCAAGAATCTGCCCATTCCCGTTGAAAAAGTAAACTCCAAGGTCTTTTATTCTCGTGAGTATTTTCAACGCGTAGATTATCTCTTGCGGATAATTCCTTAACGCAAATGACATCTTGACCGGATTTATGCCCATTATGAGTTCTATTCCGTCAAGTGTTTGGTTTCCCCCTCCGAAAGTGCGTTCATCCCCTCCCTCTGAATTTGGAGATTCAACATACGGAGTTATCACCAACTTCGTTCTGTCTTCCGCAGAGAGAAACGCAGTCCAAGAACTTTTATCTTGGATAGGTTTCTCCGAAGAAAAGAAGTTGCCTATTCTTTGAAATGCTATTTTCTGCACCTGCCCATAGTTGACCTTGCATTTGAGGTTCAGAATCGCAGGCATGGTTTGAGGACAATCGTAAATCATAAGTGTTCTATATAATCAATGTTCTATCGGGACACAAGGGATACGAGTTTCGATGACTCCGTCAATCCTCAATCCGGCAAATGGAGACATCATATATTGGTTGTTGGTATGCTCGTAGGAAAAATCCGCAAAAACATTCTGTGGTTTCTCGTAAATCCGGGATGTCTTGAAGTTCGCAAGATGCGCTCCGCTCAGAATACCCAAAATTTGCCCCTTAACAGCCTCTGTATTGCGTTCATCAACGGGCAGCGACACTTTCCTCATATCATACCATATAATGAGCGAAATGGGTGTTTTTATGAGATTTGCTTTTGATGCTATTTCTTGGGGGTCTCTCAATGTGAAGAAAGAAAAATTCCCGATTTCCTCACAAGGCATAATCTGCTCATATTGCCCATTCCCCACATAAACATTTGCCGATGTGAATCTTTTTCCATTCTTCACATCCGTAAGAGTTTCACAAATGCCTATCGCGTGGTCTAACCATGGCAGGTTGGCGGCAAGGGCCTTCTGAATCGGAAGCACGGCCAAATCGAACATCTTGGGGTCGGTCTTTTGGGGTATTCTATCCATTGTTATTGATTTATAATTGATTTCTGATTGCTATCAAAACGGCATCCCTTACTTCGGGCATAAGTTCGTCCATTTCAGGGTCGGACAAGCCCCATGCACTCCCGTTAAGGTTATGCGCATACTCGGGGGCACTCTCGTGGTCGGGGTATATTGCCACACAATTGTCCTCGGGGTACACTCTGAGGCTTTCGTGGGTCTTTCCCGTCTCGTAGTAGGTGTAGTAGTGGTCGGGCAGCCCAACCTCGCGCTTGTGCTTTGCGGTCCTGTCAGCATAGATACCCAACTGAACATAGTTGCGGTTTCCCTGCTCGGAATAGAGGCGGTCAGTGTTCATTTCCAGCATGCGTTTCTGAATGTCAGCACGGGAGAAGAACTGCCTCAGCGCAAAACCGATGTCAACGGAGGGTATATCGTCCATAGGAATATCCCCCGAGGGAATATCAATCCCCCGGAGGAAGTTCACTATGCGCTCTACTCCCGCCATTACACGATTGCTCCGTATCGGATGCCCTTGTTCTTACAAGTCATGCACAGAGGGTCAAGCCCTTTGAGGTCAACGGCTATGGCCTTGTAGGCCCGGGTGAGTTCTCCCTGCATGCCCCTCACTCCCTGTCCGTCACCAAAGACCTCGAACAAGATGTTGTTGCGGTCAACGTTGGACTGGGTGCGGTTCACGGCCACCTCCGGGTTGGTTGCAATATCCCGCAGGGCCTCCGTAGCCACCTGCAACTGAATGAGGTTCGCGAATTGGAACTTCTCCGCCATGAGGGTTTCCGTCACGTCACAGGCCATGGTGAACATCATATTGAGGCCGTAGTTGTCGGCAGGGGTGTAGATGTTGTCCTCCACATCCCACAGCGTTTCGTCCCAATCGCTCATAGCCACATAGAACGGGCTGAGGGTGACGTACCTCTGCATGAGGCGGTAAAGTTGGAGGTCTCCCTTGTTGCACGAACCACAAGGCTCTCTGCTCCAATCCCGTCCGAAGTTGATGCTCTCCATATACGGAGGAAGGGCCGCTTGGTTATACACCACATACCAACTGCCGCCTGCGTTGATTTCATCATTGACATACGGCAAGACCCAATCCAAATCCACCCACATGAACGTGCCGTTGGACTTGTCAATGGTGATTACCTTGGTGGAAATCGGCTCGGGCTGAGAGGAGTGGAACAGATAGAGTTTCATGTCCCCCGTGTTGCCATACATCTGAACGCCAACCTTGTTGATGGTTGTGGTGATGCCCTGTGTGCGGATAGGGGTAATCTCAAAGCCCACGAGGTTGCCACGGTTGGGGGTGCGGGCTTCCTTACGGCCTGCTCCGTCAAAAAGCACCCTGCGGTCAACAAGGTTCTTGCTTTCGAGGCCGATAATCTTCTCATTAACAACCTTGACAATAGCCTTCTTGATGCCCCTCTCGGTAATAGAGGTGAGGTAGTCCTCCAAGGCATCGTACTCAGCCCAATAGAGGGTGTCAACAAGGTCTCGGTTGTTCTCGTCTTTCAGAGAGAGGTAAATCTTACCTTCCTTGGAGACTTTTTCCCCCTTGTTATAGACACGGCCCTGCTCGTAGGCGGGGTATCTGTCGGCCAAGTCCTTTGGCATTACGCCACGGAGCGCACGAAGGGTGAGGAGTGGGTTCGCCTCTTGGTAGTATAGGCCACTCTCGGACTTGGAGAGGGCGGTGTCTTTCCACCCCACAAGAGCGGAGAACGATTTCACTAATTCTGCTAATCTATACATAATGCCACAAAGTTAATGAAAAGGGAGGTGAAAGCCACGCCTCCACCTCCCCATTACTCAGACTTTAAAGGGGACTACTGAACCTCCTTGGTGTTGACAGGGTTGGTAGCGTCATTCACCACGGTTACAGGCTGAGCGTAGGTGTTACCCTTGGCGATGGCAGCCTTGATAATCGGGTTGGCCTTGGTGGCGAGTGCGCTATTGTAGGCCACAACGAAGGCTACGTCAACGGAGAAACCATAGAATTCCTTCTTGGCGCAAGTGAGGTCTGCGGTGGCATCCCCCGCGATTGCGCTCTGGTCTCCCACGCTCTCGTAATAGTGCAGGCCCACAGGCACGTCAATGTAAGGCATGTCAATGATGTCCCACTCGTGGCCGATTGCGGTCTTAGTGCTGCGTGCGGCCTCGCGGTCGTAGCGGAACAGGACATCCACATTACCGTCCTCAACGGCATAGAAGGTGGCGTAGTCGGAATCACCATTAACAAGGCGGTTGGTAAAGTGGAACTCCTTGTTGTTCCATTCGAGGGACTTGTCGACATAGTTGAACTCTCCCTTTTCAGCGAGTTTGTTCAGAAGGCTACGGACGCCTGCGTTACCGATGATATGCACACGGCCATAGTAGTCATTCGCCTGCATCATAGGTTCGATGTCAGAGAGAATGTCCTCACGAGAGGCCCACGGCACGGCAATCACATCGGCAACCTCACTATAAATGAGGGTGTCACCGAACACCTGCGTCTTGTTGGCTGACAGGATGGCAAGAGCCGCGCTGTCAAGGGCCGCGCCAAGAACACGGGCGCACTTCTTGAACTTCTTCTCGATGTCGTTCTGCATGTCAATCTCGTTGTTGGAGTACATGGCAGGGACTACGGTGAAACCTACGGCATAGGTGGCGAAGGTCAGACCTACGAGAGCGGAGGTGTTTTCGGCGTCAGCCACGGTACAGGAACGGACGTTGGAGACGGTGACTGTACCATCGTAGGTGATAACAGGCATCTGCAAGGTCTTACCCATACTGTCAATGGCCTTGGCACGCATTTCCTCGGTCAGAAGGGGGTTGGTCTTACTCTGCTGAACAAAGAAGTCAAACGCCCCATACTCGGACAGACGATGTTCATTCTTGTCAAGCCTGCTATTCTTGACGCGAATGGAATTGAGAATGGTTGCTGCTAAACTCATGGTTTTGTTTGTTTTTTAATTGTTTGTGTTTGGTTTTGTTTTGCTTTTGTAAGGCTTACCCCTTGCCTTGTTATTGGAGAGGGAGGTCTCCGCAGTGGTTCTCTTCCCACAGTTTGTCGAACTCCTCTCTGAACTTCAACGAGGTCTTGGCGATGCCTCTTTCGAGGAGCATCCTTGCAATCGTGTCGTTGGCCTGCACCTGCGTGGTGACGCCTGCAAGCGTGGTCTGAGAGGAACTGCCCGAACCGTGGCTACCCGCTCCCTTTGCGGGGTTCTTTTCGAGAATATCCATAGCCTCGAACTCCTTCTGTAACAGTTCCTTGGCGGTAAACGGCATGAGTTTGTTCTCGGGGTTGTTAAGGGTCACGCCCTTATCGTCCTTGAACACCAATACCGATGTCCCGTTGCTTTCCTCGAAAGTCGGGTGCTTGGCCTTGACGTTGGCGATTGCCTGCCCGACAAGGGTGTTCATCACGGCCTCGGAGAATCCCTGCTTGAAGGTGAATCCTTCCTTGGCCTTGGCAATCTCAGCATCTACTTTCAGCCCCAACAGAGCACTTGCGTGGTCGGCATTTGCCTTGTCAAGTTCGGCTTTGACGTTGTTGAACTGCTCCTTGGTGGAGGCAAGTTCGTTCTTGGCCTGCTCTAACTGAGCCTTGATAGCGGCATCACCGCCTTCTGCAACCTGCTTTTCGAGGTCGGCCACCTTGGTTTTCAGAGCCTCGTAGTCCCCGTATTTGCCAGTGAACTCCTTGGCGGCTCTTTCGAGGTAAACGTAGGTCTTTTCATCCCCGTCACGCTTGACACCCGTGGCCTTTTCAATAGTTGCATCCATCTGACGATATACCTCGCCAAACTTCTGCCCGATTACAGTGTTCTCGTCATTCTCAGAGAGAGTGGCGATAGTCTGAATCTGCTCCGCAGTCAAGTCTTTCAGACTTTCGTTTGCTTTCAGAACTTCCTCTGTTAACATACTTCAATCCTCCTTACTTGTTGTCGGTTTTTCCCTTGCCACCCTCGGGCTTTTGGGACTCTTTTGGTGCTTCCTCCGCCTCTTTGGCCTTAGCCTTGGCAAGGGCCTCTTTCAGTTTGGCGATTTCGGCATCCTTTTCTTTGAGGGCATCGTCCGCCCCTTTCTGCACCTTCGCTTTGAGTTCGGCAATCTCAGCGTCTTTGGCCCTCATGACGGCATCCTTGTCCACAATGCGGGTGTCGGTGTAAGTACCGAGCGGGTGGAACAGGATTTCCACTGTGTAACCAAGGATTTCGAGGTTGCGTTTCAGCGAAGAATCGAACTCCTTCGGATTGTCCTTGCAGATACGGGGTCTCTCCAAGAAGTTACCCTTTGTGTCCACCTTGGCAATCCGATAGTGAACGGAACGTTCCTGCCCCTTTGGAACGATGTAGTTTTCTCTATGCACGAGAAGGGCTGACGGCTCTTTTTGCATAATCTAAAAGTGTTTGTTGAATGTTTGTTATTTTTTCGGAGTAAGGAATTGCAGACCCAAACTCCAAGATGTTGTCATTCTCCCTCTCAAACTTTGCCACAAAGCCCATAAAGTCGGCTTTTAACATGTACTCCTCGGGCTTGATAAGCCCCTTTTCGAGCATTTCTCCCACCTCGGTCAGCGAGCGGTGACGGAAAGGCTCAATGTCTTTCAGAACTATCATGCGTTGGAGCACTATAGGGTTGTGGCGGTACATGGTTTCGAGCATCTGAGTATAGAGAGTGTCTAAGTCAGCCTCGCTTGCACCACCCTCCTTCGCCTTGGTATAGCGGGCTTGTAGGGTTTCTGCGGTAAGGGTGTAGAACTCGTTGCCGTAACTCACATGGGCACTGATAAAGGCCGTGCCGTAACGGAGCAAGCAAACGGTGGTATCCACCCAAGCCTGCGCCTCCTCAAATCCAGCCTTGACCCTGTTCAGAACATTGTCCTTGCTCTCAAAGGTGGCATCCACCTGCTTGTCGGCAAGGGAGGTCTCGTTGAGAATGGTGTTGTCCACACCAACGCAAGAGTTAACTATTTGAGTTTCAAGGCGTTTAAGTTCCCCAACATTATAGTCAAGGCTCTTGCGGTCTATGGTTGTTATATCCACAGGCTTGCGGAGGTCGGGCTGACCCTCTACGGGGACGGGGACAGTGATGAAACTGCCTGCGCCAGCGAGGTTCTTCTTCCCCTTGCAGAGCGGGCACGGAACGGGATTACCATTGAGGTCAGTAACAAATTCTCCGCTCGGTTTCTGCAAATAACCCTTGTGGCAGGTGTTTCCGTCCTTATCAACGTAGTCGCACTCCTCCTCGAAGGCACTGTAAATCGGATAACTTGCATAGGTGTCAAGGTGCTTTACACCGAGGCTCTTGAACAAGTACCAATCCAAGGCACTCAACTCCTTGGAGAGCGGACTACGCTTGATGTCGGGACGTGAAAGGGAAAGGGGGTCGCTCCAAAAGAACCTTGCAGGGCAGTAACCGAGGTTGTGGGGGTTGTCGCTGAGCATTTCCCCGAGGGTTGTGCCTTGGTAATCGTAGGTTCGATAGGATTGCTCGTCAATCACGACCAAACGCTTTTTTCCGTTGTAGTCGCTCCTGAACATAATCCAATCCATGCTCTTTGTGCGAGCGTCCACCTTGTAGGAGACCACATCGCTGATGGGAAGGAAGTAGAAATAGGGCTGAGGGTAGCGGTCTATCGTTTCCTCCCCCGGCATGTCAACTATCATAACGCAGTTGATTTCCGTTTGGAAGAACCGCCAAGCATCCTGCGACCACACGCTCGGTTCTTTGAGGACTTCCTGCCTGTACCATTCCCAATCGTCCCTTTCTTGGGAGCGGTGGAATTGGTAGTTGAAGGCAGGGTTTCTCCCGTCAAAGATTTTCGACAACTTGGTGAAGATGCTCTCCGTCAAGCGATTGGTCGGCAGAGGGAACTTCAAGTTGTTCATTGACGCAAGAAACTTATCCTCGGGCAACTGAGACTTCACGAAAGTACGGAAACGCTGATAGGGCAGACCGCCGCGTATCTCGTCAAGGTTGGTGTCAGTGTGAAACTTAATCCAATCCTGCTGAGCCTTGGCCCGCTCTATCTCGCTCCGCTTGCTCGGTTTGAGGAGTTCGTTACTTATGTTTGCGCGGCTTAAACCCATTTTCCGTAAGTTCTACTTTTTCATCGTCAGCAATATGCCAACCCCCATTGTTAGGCATCCTCAAAAGCCTCTCAGCGTGGCCCACCTCGAACTCACGCTCTATTTCTCCTGCACGGAGACGGACGGTTGTCACTTTGGCAGGCATGGCTGATTAGGCGTTTGCGAGGTCGGTGAGAGGGTTGAATTCAGGGGTGATGATTGCCACATCGTCACTCCAATTGGCGGGCAGAGAGAACGACAGAGCGTTTTCATCCGGGGTTTCGAGGCCGTTGAGTTTGAGGTCTCCCACAAACAGGGTCTGAATCGGAATCGGGCCGAAGTTGTCTTTGGAGACTTCCTTCCCCATAATCTGTCCGTCACCGTTGACGAAGTACACACCCAAGCTCAGTTCGCACATGAGGGCTTTGAGGCCCTTGACGATAGACTGAACAATCTGACGCAGGGCGAAGGTCATGTTGGTGGGGTTCGTGCCAATCACCTTGCTCACACCGCCAATAGTGTCGTTGCCACCGCCATAGGTGATAGCGTCACCGCCATCGGCAGTAGGGGCTTCAACATAAGGGGTGATAATGGCCTTCGTGCCATCGTCTGCGCTGAACAGGGCAGTCCAAGTGGCAAGGGTGACGGCATTAGCCTTCGTCATGGAGTTCTTGGTTGTTCCCGAGGTGAAGATACGCTGAAAGATAATCTTCTGAATCTGACCGAAGTCTTGCGGGCAAGTAGCGTTGGGAACGGAGGGAATAGACGCACCCGCAGGGCACTGACATGCAGACATAATTTTTTGTGTTTTAAGTTGTTATGTATTGTTTTTCTGCTTTGTGGTGGGGCTGACCCTCTGCCTTCACACCACAAATATACAAAAACTTGCACAAATAAAACAAATTTTCCACAGAATGTTTGGAAATGCCGAAAATTATTCCGACCTTTGTTGGCGAAAGGATTGCCTTGGTAGTGCTCGGAATTCCGAAAAAAAGAGACTTACATACTTGGCTCTGAGCACTACCGCCCGAAAGGGTGAGAGCCAGCAAACTTGCTCTGAAAGGTTTTCCTTTCAGGGCTTTTTTGTTAGCCCAAAGACATAGATGCTATTTGACAGAGAGAGTTTCCACGGGTAGGCTCTATAATCCCAACCCAACTTCAAACCTTGCAATTTGCATCGGCATCAAAGAAGTGCAGGCACTGTGCCACTCACATCCTGCGACCTTAAACTAACCGATGGGGCAACCTGCAAAAGGCTCAGAAATGAGTAGAGGGGGGCGTTAAGCCACTTGTTGTAACGAGGACAAGAGAACGACTTAACGGGGCAAAATTGTCAAATTCCATGTTTTTAATGCTTTGGCTCGGTGTAGTTTAAGGGATTAAAAGGGCTCGTTATGCTCTGATATTGATTTTGATATGAAATTTCAACTATACACTGATGGCGGGTACTCAATGTCTGCGGACTTTGGGGCGTTTGCTTATGTAATCCTCCAAGACGGGGAACTCCTACATAAACACGCAGAGAAAATTGAGCACGAAACCAACAACCGGGCGGAAATCAAAGCAATCATGTACGGGATGCAAGCCCTCCCCAACAATAGCAAGGTGGAGGTTTTCTCCGACAGCCAATATGCCCTCGGGGTGCTTTCGGGCCGATACAAGGCAAAGAAGAATCCCGACTTGGTTAACAGATACAAGAAGATGGTCGCAACAAAGAGCATGAGCGTGTCGTACAATTGGGTTCGCGGCCACAATGGGAACAAATGGAACGAACTCTGCGACCAACTCTGCAACGAGGCCGCAGGAATAGACCTTAACAGGAATCCGTTTGGCTCAGCGCATGAGCGGCAAAGTCAGAGGTTGGAGGATATGGGCTACAACGAACTTATGGAACTCTACAAGGGTGTCCGGGCGGAGTTGATAAGGAGAAACAACGGAATTGAAGATATAGACCATGAACACAGAAGAATCAATGAGCGCGAAGGTCAAAGCCTTCCTTAACGGCCTCACAAACGAGGAGGCGCGCCTGTTTTGGCGGTTTCTCCGCACCCGAATATGGGCTGAATGGGTAAACACCCGTGTAAACCACTGAATCGTCAAATAATAGGGTTTTATTCCCTATTTTTGCAAGAAAACGGCGTTTTGCGCCATAAAAATTACGTAATTTTCAATTTTATGTCGAAAAAATCACCCAAACCCAAGGTTATTCCCGTGATTACGGGCATCCACAAACAGGGAGAGAGAAAGGTCATCGCTCTCCACCACCACCCGAAGGCCATTACGCAGGCCCTTGACGCTCTTGTCGAGGAGGCCAAGGACAACCCGCCACTCAAAGGTCTGTTCGAGGACATCAGGGTTCTCACACATTGGGCTCTCGCCCGCCTGCCGATGGTGGAGCCGCCAAAAGAGAAACCCTCCACATCGGAAGAATCCGAGGTGAAGGGCAATTAACGGACTTGAAAAAAGCATTGCAAAGTTACATCAATTTTTTGTAACCGCAAATCTTTTTTCACCCGTTTATACGGCCCACAATCGGTATAACAAGTATAATATGTCAAGACGAAATTGGGAGGGTTTGAGGCCCTCCCTTTTGCGTTAATTCCGTCTTTTAATGCCCCTACGGAGTTGGGTATAAGGCTTGGTGTTGCCCGAAAGGATTTCTTTCTCTACTGCGGCAGTAAGGGCATCCGGGGCATCGTCATGCGCATTCGCGCTGAACGTGCGGAGGAAATGGGTGATGGCCTTGTGGAATCGCGGCCACCTCGTCTCCCAATCATGGGGCATGACCACCGCCTGCATGACTAAGCCTGCATTGGAGACTATTCGGCTCTCCTTGTTTGCTCCCGTGTGGTAGGTAACGACAGTGCACCGCATACGCTTGGCTATGTCGTTGGCAAACTGCTCCCCCCCGTTGTTGCTCTCCACCCAAGTGAGTTGAGTGCCGTTGGAGTTCACCATCATCGGCACTGAGACCTTGGTTATCTCCGTCCCCTCGGGTGTCATAAGCACATCTACGGGGAGAAGGAACATAATGGGCTCGAACTTCTTGGTCTGCTCGTTGAAGATAGTGTTGGGAGACTTGCGGATTTGGTAGGATATAGCCACCAAATCGTCCGTTCCCTTGTCGGCCACATCTATGAGAGTGCCCTTGCGGATGAGCACCCCGTAATCGTTGGGGTCAACATAGGTCTTGAACGGGCCGTAGAGCAAGCCCTCGGCTGAGGTCGGAGAACCTTGGTACAGGCACTCGAACTGCACGGGGTCGAGGGCCTTGGCCGCCAAGAGTTCTTCCTTGCTATGCCTCTCGGGCCAAAGGGCCTCTCCCTCCTCTCGTGGGTCTAACTCCGTTGGCTCGCCTACCTTCAAGGCGGGGAAATTCACCTGCACCCATGCGCCCTCGGGGATATTGTCGAGGTCGCTCATTGATTTGAGCGGGACAATCTTTTCTCCCGAGTTCTCCAAGCGTCCTATCAAATCGTCCTCGTGCCAACGGGTGAACACGATAATCTCTTGGCTATTGTTATGCAGACGGGTACGAACCACATTTACATACCACATCCAAGCCTGTTCTCGTATCAACTTCGAGTTCGCCTCATTGAAATCCTTGTAAACATCGTCCAAAATGGAAATGTCAACGGATTTACCCGTCAGAGAGCCATTCCTACCAACGGCCCTTACGAATCCACTATGGCCGACAGGCTCAGAAATCTCCGAGTTGCACTGATAGACGTTATCCATGCGGACTTTGCCGTTATTGAAGAACGTGTCGGGAAAAACCGCCTTGTATGCCTCGGAGTTCACTATCCTCTGAACGTCTCGGTTGAAGGTCTTGGCCTGGTCTGTGGAGTAAGAGCCAATCACGATTTTAAGGTCGGGATTGAGGCCCAACAGGAAGGCGGGGAGAAACCTACTACTCCCTTGGCTTTTACCGTGCTGAGGTGGGACAGAAACAATGAGTTTCTTTATCTGCTTATGAGCAAACCTATCCAACACCTCGTAATAGACCTTGTGGAAGTTGGTTATCTCCATTTTTGGCATCATGTAGCGGGCAAAGGTAATAAACCTCTGCCTTGCAACAAACCTCACAACGCTTTCGGGGTTTGCTTTGATTGCGTTTATAGCATTGTTATCCATTGTATTTCCAAATCATTCCTTTACACGTCTTGTTTTTCCCCGACACTGCGGCCCAAACGGAGGTTTTTAACACACCAAGGTCTTTTGCCGCAAGCGTGATTGAATCGTAACTCCGAACAAACTCACCGCTTGGGAGGTAGCAAGACACACCCTTGCTTATCTTTGCGTCATGGCGGGAGCGGCCCGTTCCATAGTTGACATTCTCAACCCGAGAACACCACTCCAAGTTGTCGGCCCGATTGTTCTTCTTGTCCTCGTCCTTGTGATTCACCTCAAACACGCCACTCGGCACTTCAAGGAAAGCCTCAGCAACAAGTCGATGCACATATTCATAACGGGCTCCACCCTGTGAGTGCAGGCCAACGGCCAAATATCCATTCTTGCATACCTTGTGGGATAAAACCCGCTCGTTAATCGTTTGGCGAATATCGCCTCGGATAATGGTGCGACATACACTCTTTACCCGCCCAAGGTCACTCACCTCGTAAGTGCCCTCGTAGCCTTTTATTGGTCTCCAACTCTCTTTCATACCACAAGGATACCACTTTCATATCAATTATGCAAGTGGTACGTGGTAAATTGTAGTCCATATTATTGTTCGAGTATTTTTTGGTCTTGTAGCATGTCAGCCATCCTTGCGAGTTCCTCCATGGAGGCGTTGCCGAAATTGTACTGCACGACAGTTTGCGAAGGGATGTCGTTGCCCCTGTTCAGACCAAGAAGGTCAAGGCGTTGCTTTTGCAGGCGCAGGAGAGTGTCGAGATAGCGGGGGTCTCCTGCCCGGCCACCCCTATTCTTGTAGAGTTCGTCCACCTCGGCGGGGGTGAGACCTCGCTTAATCATGGCCGCATACTCGGTCGGGGAAGGCAACTTCGACTTCTCGTAGTCCGCAAGCACCCTCTGTTCTATCTCCTCCAAGCGGGCGCACTCTGCGGCTATGTAAGCCTCCACGTTCTCCATGTTCTGCCGTTTCCACTCCACCATCACATCCTGTATGTCACGATAGACCTGCTGGAAGGCGATATGGTAGCCGTTCTTCTCGGAGAGTTGCTGGGCTATGTCCCTGTAAGTAGCACCCTTGGCGAGTTGGGAAACCGCCCACCAAGTATCCTTCTCCCTATCCAATGCCGTGCGGTGGCCCGCACCTGTGGCGAGTTCCCGCTTTGTGGCCCTTTCGGGTATCATTTCGTTGTTATTCATACCGCAAAGATAGACAAAACGGAAGAAATCTCAAAATTTTCTTGCAAATTTGGAGAAAAATACTTACCTTTGCCCTTGGATAATGAAAAAAGCCATGACAGACACACAGAAAGCCCTCGCTGCGCCCTGCGCAATCTTGCTTATCCTGCTTTTCTTCGCGGGTATAGGTGCATTCTTAGGTTACTTCTCGGGCTACGATGACGGCTACGACAAAGCGGCCGCAGAATCCATGGAGAAGTACACCCTCACAGACTACCAAATCCTCCAACTCGCCCTCATTTACACTGAATCCGAGGGGAATCCGCTTGCGGTGGGGAAGAACAACGACCTCGGTTGCCTGCAAATCACCCCCGTGTATGTGGACGAGGTGAGGAGAATCACTAAAGACACCACCTACTGCCACACCGATGCCTTCAATCCCGAGAAGGCTCTCGAAATGTTCTCGGTGGTGCAGGACTACCACAATCCCTCGCACGACATTGATGCCGCTATCCGACTGCATAATCGTGCCCCTTGGTACGGGCAGAAGGTGCTGAGGAGAATCCAAACCATAAAGCAATATGAAGAATACCGCAAAATTGTCAAAAAGTGACAATATCACCATGTCAAGGTGAGACCTCGAAAAGATTATCTCTGAATCGCAAAGTCTTTATTCGGATATAGATTGTTGCGTCACAGAATTGCTGAAAGCAAGGACTGAACACAATTCCGAAAATGAGGGTAAGGCATTGTTCAAGATGGAGGGATTGATGGTTTCAGCACTTCAATATTTGTCGTGGATAAAGAGCGGCCTCCCCTCCTATCCAACCTTGAAGGGGCGGCCAACAAATAAAGTAGGTGGCGTAGTGCATCACGCCCTCGGCTCTCATTGGATAGACACCAACGGAAAGCAATTGGCCACTATCTTGAAGGAGTTCCCCGAGGGGGCGGAAGTGGAACTATTCATCTGTCCGAAAAGGGAGGAGGAATGACAATGTGTACCGCAAAGCCACAACCTCAATGGTGCAGGACTTCTACAAGAAATGCGGCTACATCCCAATCAAGGAGGAGGGCGGCTTTATGAGAATGTATAAACTACTTTAAGAGAGATTTAAACAAGCAAAAAGACTGATACGGCTGCGGCCTGTCACGCAGCCAAGGATAGGATATAAGCCCGGCAGGGGGCAAAGCACACTGTCATCCGCTGTGAAGCGCAAAGGTGCTGCGTTATTAGTATGTCATCGGGATGCGGACGGGTGATGCCTCCGCATCCCACCAAGCTCCGGAAACGGAGAGGGCCGTAGGAAGCCAAGCAAGAGCGCGCCGTGAGGCGCGGATGCCCGGAACGCCGGATTTACGGCAGTAGTTTTCATAAGATAGGATTAAGCGGACAGGAGGGTGGAAGCCCCTCGCCGGGTACGAACATTTTAAGAAATGAAAATATGGAAAAGGAAAACAAGACATTGAACCTCTGCGAGAAGCTCGCGGGGTGTCCGAAAGGGACGAAGCTCTGGTCTCCGCTGTTCGGAGAGTGCGAGTTCGTGGAACTCGGTGACAACATGGAAAACAGCTATCCTGATGACTACATCGTTGTCGACAGTGACGAGATGGGGAGGACCACGTTTGATAAGCACGGCCATTATTTCAGCTCCTCAGAGGAGTGCCTGCTGTTCCCGTCCAGGGAGAACCGCGACTGGGACAGCTGGGAGTGCCCGAAGCCGAAAGTGGAACGCTTCGACCCGAAGACGCTCCAGCCGTTTGACAAGGTGCTGATAAGGGATAGGGGAAAATCCCTGTGGCAGCCAGCGTTGTTCGCACAGTTCGAGATAGAGGATATATTTCCCGTAAAAATTATTCCGGATGATGTATGCTGTGCCTATGAGTATGTAGTTCCTTACAACGAAGACACAAAGCATCTCATCGGTACAAAAAACGAGGCTTCGGAATTTTACAGGTGGTGGGAGGAAAAGTAAATGAAAACAAAAGAACAAATACTGAAATGGCTGGATGAACGGCCGTGGAAAAATGAATTTTACGAGGAGTCATTTACTAATCGTCTGGACTCGGTAATTCACTATAATGAAGATTTAATTATCAGCGCATTTTGCTGGAGCTTCACAAAATCAGGCGTAGACGTATGGACAATGCGCAATGCGTATTTTCGTGAATGGTATGATTCTAACGACAAACCGATGTCGTGGGAGGAATACTGCGAGCAAAATCCAATTAAGGAAGATGAATACTATATAGGTAATAGTAGTAATAGTGGCCGCTGCACCACTATGCCCAAAGACCTCTGTGAAGCGTTCCTCGCTTACATGAAACTCATTCAGTTGCGAAATGCGTGGGTTAAAGACTGCGACAAAACAGCTTGCTGTTTCAAGATAAAATCCCAAAAGGACAGAATAACGGATGGAGCGTGCCCTTATTTTGAGAATGGACTTTCGTTTCCAACAAGAGTCATGGCGGGTGAATTTAAGGACACATTCAAAGACCTTTTGGAGGTCGCCAAACCGTTGTTGTAGAATTATGAAGACACTAACTCTATCACTCAAAAAGAAGTGGTTCGATATGATAGCCTCAGGCGAAAAGACGGAGGAGTATCGAGAAATCACACCTTATTGGCAAAAACGGCTGCTCCGTCGCGGAAACGCCTGCGAAGGGGGCTGCGTCATTATGGGGGAGATAATTTGCCCGATTTGCCGCTATTTGGAATATGCGGACTTCGATACCGTAGTTTTCACTCTCGGATATCCACGAAAAGACGACTTGTCGAGGCGTATGGAGTTCACGGTTTCCGATATTTCCATAGACTGCGGCAGACCCGAATGGGGCGCAGAACCCGATAAGGCATATTTCGTCATTAAACTTGGCGAAAGGATAAGACACAAGGGAGATAAGTTCGGGGTTTCGCTTTCGGACTTGGAGAAATAGAATAAACCCGCTGCCGGGATTATTTGCCATACTTGCACGAGAGAGCCTTGCGTTGGGAAATGCAGGGCTCTCAATTTTTCCCCGAAAAAAATTTCCCGAAAATTTTATGGCACAGGCCCTCATAAGAGCAAATCTAATCGTGGCGAAATCGCCATGATTGAAACTTCCCCATGAAGCCCTCAGAAACCCCCATAAATCGCCCCTCGCCCTCCAAGGGGTACAATCCCTCCTCCAACCCCCAAATCGCCCTCAAATCGCCCCATTTCAAGCGTCCGACCATTTCGGACATCTGCACCACGACAGAGCCTCCCTCTCCACTTTCTACCCCAAATACCCCGTTTTTCAACATTTTCTTGACCGCCTTTCGGCTTCACCTCGTGATTTTCGAGACCAATCTCGCGTTTTTTCAAGATTGAGTTGCATCGGAAACGATTTGTCGGAAAATATGGCGCGAATTTTGGGCGGGGTCAAAGGTATTTCTGCCATTCCTATAGGGGGGGGGTGGGGTGTCCGTTGCTCCCCGTTGCTCTCCGTGTTGCCGCCCCTCTCCGCCTTGGTAAATTTCCAAAATCGCAATTTGAGGCCATTTTTAGGGGCTTTTTGGGGTGGGGTAGTGTTGGGTATCGACAGAGGGCGGAAAGCGCGGGAAAAGGGGGTTTACGGGGCTTGTGGGCGTTGTTATAACTATTACCTGCGTGCAAAGTCAACCTAAAAGGGGCAAAAGGGGCAAAAGGGGCAAAAGGCGAAAAAATTCCCGCAAAAATCTCCACATAAAAAAAAGAAAGCGGCCATTTGTCTTGTCGCTTTCTTCGTTGTGTGTGTGGGTGTTCTCCTTCACTTGACAATTTTAACGCAACGAGGGCGGCCGCTGCGGGTGTTGTCAGTCATAATGTGGACAGTTAGAGCGATGCCGATAGTCCTGAAATTGTGAACTTTAAGGCGCATTTCATCTGTCGCATCGCGCAAGTTCAT